AATACTTCATCAAACTCCTTATTTAGTTCTTCTGTAATAACATCAGCAAGTTCTAATACTTTAATAGCTAGTTCTTCATCATTTAATTCTTCTATACAAGCTAATAAGTAAGATAGTATTGTTTTTTTCATTTATAATAAATATAAGCTAGTTGCTAAATACTAAATATAATAATACTATTTTTAGGTCTAAAGAAAAGAAGTCCCCCCTTACCCCCATAACATCATTTGTCATTTTGGTAAGTGAAGACCTCATCTATTTTTGAGGCTCGTTAGGAGAGATAAGAAGTCCCCCAGAACAAACTCGTATCCTACGATTTAACTTAATCATAAATATATGATACTTTTAAAAAAACTTCAATAGTCCTAAAAAATATTTATTATTAAAATATGAAAGCACTTGATGATATAGTAAAACAAATAAGAGGTCTTGTTTATGGGATTAGGGAATGCAATTTTATCCAAGATGATGATAGGTATGACATCATACAAGAAAGTATCTTAAAAGTCCTTGAAAAACATAATCAGGGTGTTCTAAAAGATGATGCCCAAGATGTTAGAGGTTATGTGTTCCAAATTGTTAGAAATGCATGTCTAACATATCATAAGAAAAAAACAACATCAGTACCACTATCACCAAATTTAACTGAAGATACAAAGTTTTGTTTTGAAGAAGATGAACACATCCAACACCAAGTAGAAGTCATAAGGGCAAATATATTTAATAAAAAGTTCAAACCAAAACATAGACAATACTTTGAATATCTGATTGATGGAAGAAGTGAAGAAGAAATAAGGGAATTGATGTGTTTAACAAAAATGCAATTAGGGAGCATAAAAAGAGGTCTTGCATATAAGATGTCATCTTTATTTAAAAAACCCGTTAGATACAAGATATATGATACAATTACGGGTAAATTGGAGTATGCATGTTATTCTATGTATGATGTTCATCTATATCTACCACAATTTTCTCATAGACAAATCCAATATTCTATTGAAAAAAATAGAAATTTAAACGAATATAAAATTATAAAACTATAGAAATGACAAAGAAGAAACTTATTGAAGCATTATTTTCTTTAACTGAAGAAGATATGTTGTTGGACCATCAAGAAAAAATTGAAGATATTGAAGATAGATTAACTGAAATTGAAAAAAAAATTGATATTATTATTTCCTATCTACAAGAAGAATAGTATATTTTTAAAAAATTAAGTTCCATATTATTTCCCCACTACCCAGAAGTGGGGTTTTTTTTTATCTTAAAGACCCCCCTTTTCTATATTTAATTCCCTTCTTAATTAAAAACTTATGAACAGCAGCACCGACTGATGGAGTTTTCCCAACAAACCAACTACCATATTGATTTTCCCCTGATGTAATGCAAGTTGCTGAACCACCACTAACATCCAAAAATAAATTCATAGATACGTCAAAATATGTATAAATTGATTTATCTTGGAATTGGATAAACATTTCTTTTGTTTCGTCGTTATACATTATCTTTTTAACATTTGAAGATTGTATATTATCTGCTCTCCATTTTTTAAATTGATATTCAATATTTTCTTCATCTATTTCTTCACCAATAAGGTTTTGAAAAAAATTCAATTTAAACTCATCAGAAAGCTTTGGATGATATAAGACCTCATCTAATGTCCAATCGTTTGTTAAATCCATTCTATTTTAGTAATATCCGTTATTTTTAATAAATCCACCACAACCCGAACAAGGGTCAGTTGGTCCATAAGGTTCTTGCCAAGTTGGAATTGTTCCATAACCATATCCAAATGGCATATAAATACCTGAAAAATATGATTGAGGTGTCTTTGGTAAGTTGTCTAATGCATTTGGATTATCGTACCAAGTAAATGTTCCTGGATGGTCTAATAACCATTTAACCATTCGTCTTTGATAAAACTCTGCAACATCTTTAACATTACTTCTTAAGAACTTTAATTCTTCCAATTCAACTGGTGTTGAAAATTCTGATGACTCTTTTGATACAGATTTATTTGTTGCTTTAAATGCAATGAATGGCATTGCAAGATAAAATGTATATTGAGCCACAAGAGGTTGCACATAATTTCTTAAAAACGTTTGTTCATCATTTGTAAGGGTATTATTTTGAACTGCTGTTTTAAGTGCGTTATAACCCGTTTCACCAATTGTTTGTTGAAGGTATGTATCTTGTGCTTGAACAATATACGGAACAATCTTATCGTCATCCACGTTGTCCTCAATTGGAGTGTTCTGTCTTAAATAAGATGTTGATATAAAATATACTACCGGCGTGTAACTCATAATTTATTTTTTTTCTGTTTTAGGGTGTTCTTTTGGTAATAGGTCATAGTCAGTTGTATATTTTGCGTTTTCAGGTCTACCATTCTTTAACAAATATAAAAATGCATTAACTCTTGCATATGCCCACTGTTCTGCTGATTTAACTTGTGGTGAATGTGATGTGTTGTAAGCCCCTAAACCACGTTGAAATACTGACTTTAATGCTCCAAGTGTTGCTCTACCATTTTTTGTATTACTATCTTTTTCATTAAAATCATCAACTTTTTTTTGTAATGTTTTTTCTTGTTCTTCAGTAACCTTTGCTCCACGTTTGCCAGATGCATCACCTTTTGCTGAACCTTCACCTTGTGGATTTCTATTTGGTGTATCAGATTTTGGGGCTTTTGGGCTTGCTTTTATTCCACCACGTTCCCCAACTTCAGCAAAGTTTTCCATTATTTCATCTTCATTTATATCATCATCACCCTTGTCTACTCTTGAATCTGCAATCTGTAATGGCTCTTCTCCTTCAGTTAGTATTCCTGACTTATCTGCTGTTGTATAATCGTTTAAAACAATTTTTTCTTGAAACCCAATTGTTTCCAATATCCCATTAAGGGCTTCTTCTAACTGATTTTGTTTGATTGCAATATAATATGTTTGGAACTCTGCCATTAGTTCTTTTCTTTCATCTGTTGAACCAAGTTTTCCTGGTTGGAATGAAACAAGTTGTACTGGCATTTCGTGTGATTGTGTGATGTTTTTTTCAACCATCTCTTGAAGCATTATAAACCTCTCATCACTATCATTAAGTTGAATTGGGATTAGTTCAGGTTTTTGGTCTCCACCCTCACTATAAGTAATCATTATCTTACCACTACCATCTGCTCCTTTGTAATTTCTTTGAAACTCTCTAAAAAATTGATTCTGTTCGTCAATTGAAGGAATTCCTGTACCAAAGTTTAAAATAAATGAAGGAGCAAAACCTTGTCTTACTTGATTAATATGAAACTTGCCGATTTGATAATCCAAGTCAATATAGTTAATAGCTGTTGAATAGTCTGGTATTGGATAAAGGGCGGTATGTGCAGGGTTTGGTTCAATATAATACAGAGCCTGTCGTCCCGTTCTATCATTTGGGTCAAATCTTTTAATATATTTCGGTTCATTTTCTTTCTTTTTAAAATTGCCCCAATCAGGTGAATACCAATAATAATCGGCATCTTCTTCACTTTCTTTTAATCCAATACGAAGAGTATGAACAGGTAGGTATTTAACATCAAAAGAAGAGCCGTCACGACTCCAAATTACTTCCATAGCAAATCCACCATAGATAAAGAAATCTTTTGCCAAATACAATAATAATCGTTCAAGGTTGTTTTTCTTTGCCCATTCTTTCAATCTAACATCCATTAAAGGTTTATATCCAAAACCAACGGACATCTTTGTTTTCTTGTTTATAATTGCTCTATTCAGAGGTGAACCATAGTTATTATATAAATCCAATAAAAATACGGGATATAGGTTATCTGCAACAAATGAAATAAAGTGATAATCCCCTTTCTTTTCAAATCTGTAGATTGGGGCTTGATATGCTTCGTTAAATTGAAATACTCTTGCTGGTACTCCTTTTTTTTCTATTTCTTCCATAGTTATTCAAATACGTATTTTGTTTGTCCTGATGCAACATACGTTGGAATTGATGTTGAACCTGAACCTATGATTGTTGCAAATCCTGATTCAACAACATCATTTGTGGTTA